ATCGTCGCCGGCGACGTCGGTAGCGTCGCCGACGATAACGCGGCCGGTCTTCAGCTCCACCATCCGCCGCGCGGCCGTGATATTCCGCGTCAGCGCCCCGTCATCGGCCGATGGGCCCAGGTCGAGGCGAAGGTTCGCCTTGATCTGGGCGAGCGTGACGGGCTCGGACATCAGTCTTCCAGCAGGCTCTTCGCGAAGTCCACCGCGTCAGGGTGCGGATCGACGCGACCGGCCAGCTGCAGCTGCTCGATCGCTATGGCTGGCGCCGAGATAATGTCGTCCACCTCGTACTCGTCGAAGGCGACCAGGACGCGTGCTTCCACGAAGTCGGTGGTGTCCACCTCGGCAGGAGGAGGGGCCGAGGCGTTGTCGGCTGCAGGCGCCATGTCCGCGGCTGGCGTGGCGTTGGCGGCGTCGATCGCTGCCGGCGTCGGCTGACCCCCGGCGGGGATCGGCTTGCGCTTGGTCTTGGGGTCCATAAACGTCCCTCGTAGCTATCTGGAAGCGGGTGGAGGCGGACGCGAGCCCGCCTCCTGGGCGAGGATCAGCTCGCGGAGTGGCGGAATGCCTTCACCGGCGCGCCGGCGGTCACCAGCTTGCCGTCATGGCGCGACCAGGCGAGGAAGCCGATCTGGCCCTTCTTGGTGTACGCGCTGTCGTCGAAGCGGAAGAGCGTCACCTGCATGATGTCGCGGATCATGTAGGCCGACAGATCGCCGAACAGAATCGACTTCGCGTTGGCGGCCATCACCGGCATGTGCTGGTTGATGGTGTAGCCGTAGCCGAGGAACACGTCGGGTTCCTTGGTGCTGAAGCCCGGCAGCCAGAGCGGCCGACCGTCGTTGTCCTTCATCTTCTTGAGCTGGCGCAGCGTGGTGTCGTGGAACATCCAGCCCACGCCCGGCAGCGAACGATACGCCGGATCGACCGAATGCTCGAGATCGATCAGGTCGTCGGTCAGCACCGAGGTCGCGCCGCCGGTCGCCGCCGTCTTGCCGATCGGCGCCGCGGTGACGACGCCCTCGGGCTCGCCGGTACCGCTGCCCACCGTGAAGTGACGGTTGGTGATGCGCGCGATCCGCATCGCGAGTGCGCGGCGGATGAACGCCTCGACGTCGATGCCCGGACCCTGATCCTGCAGCAGCTCGAACGGTACGGTGACGACCTTCGAGCTATACTTGCGCGCACCGATCTGCGTGGTGCCGAAGTTCACGTCGGAGTCGGCCGCGGAGACGTTCTCGGGCACGATCTCGCCTTCGGACGCCGTCTCGTCAACGGTCGGCCAGGGCAGGGGATTGCCGCCGGCGGTGGCGAACACGGTCGCGACGTCGCGCATGCCGCCGAACGTCGCGAGCGCCTCGAGCAGCTGGCCGCCCCAGCCCGCCGGTACCAGGTAGCCGCCGGTCGCCGGCGTCTGCGTGGTCTGGACGTTCTGTGGACCGTTGCGCAGGAGCGTCATCTCCTCCGTCGTCATGCCGCGCTCGCCGCGCACCAGGAAGTTGCGGAAGGCGGCGTTGTAGCCGTCCTGCTGCTGGCGCTGGTCGGGCGACAGGTCGGCGCGCAGGCGATCGTTGGAATCGCGGTTCGCCTCGTCCTGCGCCTGGTCGCCATCGATGCGCGCCTGGCGCTCGGCAGCGGAGATGCTGGCATCGATCCGGTCGATGTCGGCGTAGATCGCGTCGACCTGCGCGCTGATCTCGGCCGTGTAGCCTGCGCCGGTGTTGTTCTCGACCAGGTTGCGAGCGGTCTTCGCCTTGTCGGCGCGCTCGTCCCGGAGCGCCTTGATGTTGATCATGGGAAACGTCTCCAAAAGAAAAGGCCCCGCGGATCAGGCGGGGCCACAGGGGTGCCGGGGACGGCGCCAGGGGTGATCGGCTTAGGCGGCCGTTCGTTCGTAGAGCCCGAGCCGGGCGAGCGCGCGCATGCGGGGCGCCTCGTCGACGTCGGGGGATTGCTCGACCAGCGCCTTGGGCGCCTTGTCGTAGACAGCGAGGTTGAAGGCGCGGGCATTCGCCTTGCCGGCAGCGGTGGTGGGCAGGATCGCGTCGCAGAAACCTGCGTCGATCGCTTCCTGCGCGCCGAACCACGTCTCCGCCTTCATCCAGGCGCCGATCTCCTCGGCCGATTTGCCGGATTTCCCGGCATAGGCGTCGATGATCGCGCCATCGACCTTGTCGAGGAGGCTCGAGGCGTCGCGGAAGTCGTCCGCGTTGCCCATCATCCACGTCCAGCCCTTGTGGATCATGTAGAAACCGCCCTCGGCGATCTCGACGGTGCTGGCGGCGAGCGCAAGCACCGAGGCCGCCGACGCGGCGAGGCCGTCGATCTTGGCCGTGATCGTGGCGCCGTGACCGACGAGCTGCGCCATCATGGCGCGGCCCTCGAAAACGTCGCCGCCGGGCGAGTTGATGCGCAGCACGATGTTGGACGCCGTGATGCCGGCGAGGGCCTTGGCGAGATCCGCAGCCGACACGCCCCAATACGGGTCGATGATGTCGTAGACGTAGATCGTCGCGGTGTCGTCGACCACCTCGGCGCGGATGCCGGCACCCTTGCCGGTGTTCGCCTGGGCGAGGTTGAAGAGCTTACGCTGCATCCTTGGGATCCTTGTCGTCGTCGCCCAGCGCTGCATCCAGCTCCGGGTCGCGGGGTTGCGGCTGTGCGGGGTCGCCGGTCGGCGAGTAGACGACGTCGCCGCCGTCGACCGGGGGCAGATTGACCTTCCGGCGTGCCTCATTGACCTTCAGCCAGCCGGGCAGCTGGTTCCCGCCGAGGCCGGCGCGCAGGTATGCGGCGATCGCCTTGCTGTCGCCCGACAGTAGGAAGTCGTCATCCCACCATACGAAGTGCTCGGGCGTGCGCGCGCCGACGACCGGGAACAGCTTGCGCGTCCATTCGCCCGCCATCCGCACCTTGTGCGGCAGCAGCGTCCAGCGGTCGAAGCCGATCGACTGCTGCTCGACGCCGGTGCCCCAATTCGAGGTACCCGACGTCTCGCCGGCCATGTTGGGCGGCACGCCATAGATCCTGCAGACGTCGACGACGGAATATTGCAGCAGCTCGAGCAGCTGAGCATCCTTCGCCGTCACGGCGACTTGCTTCCACTCTGCGCCGTTTTCGAGGATCAAAGGATTATGGGCGTTCGCGACGCCCAGCGCTTTCTTGCGCAGGTACTCCTTGAACGCGAGCCGCTGATCTTTCGAGACGTCCTGCCCGGCGGGGAAGACGAAGTAGTCGTTGGTCATCAGCCCGCGTTCGAACTGACCAGCCTCGTAATCGCGGGTGGCGAGGTTGATGCCGACCGACTGCGCGTGGTTGGAGATCGGCGAGAGGGCGCGGATCCCGTCGACACTGAGCCCCGGGCCCTTGAAATGCAGCACGTACGAGGCTTGATGATCCTCGGTGGATCCATCCTCGTTGGTGAAACGGTACCAGATCGACTTGTCGGCCGACCGGAACGGCAGCACTCGCGCCGGGAAGTAGAAGTCGACGCCGGTGATCGTGCCGTTGCGTGCCTGGCGGATCAGGCCGTAGCCGTTGCCGCGCAGCAGCAGCTGGATCGCGACGTTCTCGATGAAGACCGGCCCGGTCATCTCGTTGTTCGGTTCGCGATTCAGGAACCGGTCGTAGGGATGGTTGTGTTCGCGCACGAAATCGCCGTTCGGCAACGAGCGGAAGACGCCCAGCTCCTGCGACATCAGCGCGCCCGAGATCAGCGTCACGCACCGCCACACGGCCGTCGAGCGCATCGCCGTCTCGGGCGTCACGTTCACGCCGGCCGCGATCTGTCCGGTACCGAACCACTCGAACACGTCGCCGTCGAAGCCGGTGACAACGGCGTCACTTGAAACGGAGTTCTCGATCGGAGGGCCGCCATTGTGGCCGATGCCGCCGCGCGCAGCCTCTGCCGCACGCCTGCTCAGCCGATAGCCGTTGACAATCTCAGTCATGCGTCGTCGTCGCCGTCATCATCATCGTCGAGGTCGACGCCGTATGATCCGCCATAGGTCTTCCCCTTCATCTCGACGTTGTCGGCCGCGCCGGCGCCCATCGCGCAGGTGACGATGCCGTCGATGCGGCCGCGAGAGCGCTTCTTGTCGAAGCACCGATTGCCCTGCGCATCGTCGTCGAGGGCGGCATTGGCCGCGCAGCTGTAGGTCACCGGCGAATTGTCGATCACGATCGTGCCGGTGAGGATCCGATCCTCGAACCGCTGGATCGATCTCGGCATGCAATATTGCCGGTCTTCGAACACGACCCGCTTGCCCTGCGCGTGGCTGACCATCTTCAGCCCGTTGCCGGCCGGTTCGTCCGAATTCTTGAAGCGCCAGGCGGGAAAGCCGATCGTCTCGCAGGCGGTCTCGAAGTCCGCCATCTTGGCCGGGTCGAACACCAGCTCGACGACGTCGTGCTGCGAACAGATCGCTTTCACCTGCTCGGCGACGAAGGTGTAATCGATCGTGGCGCCGCCGACCGCGTTGAGGAAGCCGGCCTCGATCCACTCGGGATAGGGCGCGCCGTCTTCCTTCGCGCGATCCTCGACGCCGTCCTTGGCGGTCCAGTACCAGGTCTTCTGCCAGAGGATCCCGTCGCCATCGATCCAGGTGGCGGTGAGCGCCGTCAGATCGTTCTTCTTCGACAGATCGAGGCTGAGCCAGCAACGGCATCCGCGCAGCAGCTGCATCGTCTCATCATCGATGACGTCCAGGACGGCGCCGAAGCTCTCCTCGTTGATCCAGAAGTCGGCCGCGCCGGTCGGGATCCCGAAGTAGAGCCGCTTCACCGATGCCGCGGTCGACAGCCGGGTCTTGGCGGTCGCCACCTCCTCGCGGATGTTTGCGATCGGGTAGGTGATGTCGATCGCTGGGAGCGACTTGCCCCAGCATGCCTCGTTGTCGAGGACGGTCTCGCGGTCCTTCTTATCGACGCGGGCGACAAACGCGAAAGCGGTGTCGTCCTTCAGCTCGCCCTTGGCGATCTTTTGCGCCGTCTCCGAATAGCTGGTTCCGACGATCTGCGATGTCGCCGGCGTGTTGGTGCCCAGCACCATCATGGCGCTGCCGGCAATCTTGGTGATCGCGCGCCGCCAGATCTCGATCTGCGCGTCGCTGTTGAATTCGTGGATCTCGTCGGCGAGCACCATGCGCGGCCGTGGACCGGATTGCTGGCCGCCGCCGGCGAGCGGCAGGAAGAACGACTGCGACGACGGGTGCTGGATCTTCCAGACGTTGTCGTTCTCGCCGCTGAGCACGACGTGGCCGAGCTGCTCGAGCGTCTCGCCCTCGTCGTACCCGGGCACCTGCGCCCGGCACATCGCGACGGCATCCTTGAACAGCACGTAGGCCGTCTGTTTGTTGGCCGCGATCGAGTAGATCTGGCTGCGCGGGAAACCGCACCAGCCCATTGCGTAGAGGCCGAGGCCGGCCATCAGCGGCGACTTCGCTTGACCCTTCCCGGTCTCGATCCATGCCGATCGGTAGCGCCAGCGCCTTTCGGCGTTGACCCAGCCCATCAGCGAACCGGCGCAGAACGTCTGGTAGGGCAGCAGGTGGAACGGCTTGCCGGCCGCGGGACCATCCGTGATCGTGAACAGCGACGGGAAGAAGTCCAGCACGCGCTGGGCTAGCTCGGGCCGCCAGAAGTATCCGCGCGCCGGCGCGTCGCGAATGTCGCGGATATGTCGCTCGCATGCGTGCCGGACCAGCTCGCCGACGACGAAGTCACCGCGGACCGCCGCCGCCGCCCAGGCGGTGGTGGGATCGAGCGGCTCGCCGCTAACCCGACGCGCCAAGGAAGTTGTCGGCGCCGGCCTTACGCTCGCGCTTTGCTACGACCTTCGCGACCTTGCCGCGCCGCCCGGGCGAGAGCCCCAGCTGTGCCTCGAGCCGCTCGGCCGTATTCTCCGCCTCGCGCATCGCCTTGTAGTGGATCGACAGGCGGGCGATCGCCTTCGGGTTCTTCTCGTTGTCGGGCGCGTCTACGATGCCGCCGGATGCGACCGCGTTCGAGCAGCGATTGTAGACCAGGTAGGCGAGCACCAGGCGCTGCACCGCGTGGCCGTTGGACGACGACAGGATCTCGCGCTCGTGCATCTCGCGCGCGATCCGCTGCCAGTGACCGGAGGCGACATCGCGTTCGATCGGATCGGGCAGCAATATCTCCCAATCCGGCTCGAGCACGTTGCCGATTTCGAGGCGGGTGATCGCCGGCGCCGCGGCCGGCTTCTTCGCTGGGGCTTTACGCGGCGCGCGCTTCGGCTTGGAGGCTGGTTCCGTCATGGCGTCGCGCCTCCCGATCGCCCGAACTTTTTACCCTGGAACACGTCGCGCTGCGCACGGAGCCACTACGCGGTGTCCGGCCCCCGGCCGCCCTCACTTTCGACCCCCCGGGGCCTCGGCGGGCCGTCGGCGGGGTCGGGGAGGGGCGGCTGGCTCGGCCGGGCGTCGATCGAGGTTCCAGGCGTGGTCGGCACCGATCGGCCGGCCTGATGCGGTGATGCCGCGCGTGCCGCGCGCGACCTGGTGGCCGAACTGCTCGATGGTGACCTGCTTGTGGTGCGGGTCGCACAGGTTGCGGGTGTTCGCGTCGACGTCGAGGCCGCCGTGCGCCAGCGGCCGGATGTGGTCGACTGCGTCGGCCGGCCTGGTCAGGCCTTCGTCGAGACACATCTCGCAAAGGCCGTTGGTGCGCTTCAGCCGCCTAAGCCGCTGGGCAATGCCGGCGCGGCCGCGGAGCCGCTGCCCCGGCTTCAGAACCGCCGTCGCCCTCGCTCCGCGCCCCAGAGCTTGGCCCCGATCTCGTCGATCGACGTCCGGGTGCGCAGCTGCGTCCGCAAGCTCTCGGCTTCCTTCGTTGCCGCTGCTCCCACGGTGAGGAGCCGATGCACTTCGGCAAGCCAAGCCTTGTTGACGGTCACGCGGGCGGATGGCTCGCCGGCAGCGGCGCGGGCGAGCGAGGCGAGATCTACAGCCATTAGCCGGTGACCGTGCCTTCCTGCTTGACCCGCTCGAGCACGAACGTCACGTCGCCGGCGGGCTTGCTGAAACCGAGCGCGCGGAACTGCTCGGCGTGCTTGCCCGTCAGCGCGGTGGCGATCGCCGTCTTGTCGGGCGAGTAGGAGACACGAACGTAGGGCTTTGCCCAGCGGTGCGCCTGAAGCGCCGCAGTGGCCTTGGTGTCGTCGCCGCCAGCGAACTGCAAGCTGGACCGACCGGCTTTGCTGCCGACCATGCAGCCGCCCAGCTCGACGGTCTTCCGCTTCCCGGTGAGGAGGGTGGCGCCGTTCCGCTTCCACCACGGTTCGACCGCCGCGCGGATCTCGTCCATCTCCTTGATGATCGGCAGGGCGATCTGGTCGGCCGCGGTGTTCGCCGCGGCGATCGCGTCGTTTCGCGATGCGTCGGCGAGGTCCAGCTCGAGGCCGAGATGGGCGAAGCGCTCGAGCAGCGGCGCGAGCTGTTCGGCGGGGGCGTTGATCCGGAGCTTCATGCCGCCGTACCGCCCACGACGCGGAAGATCGCGAGGTTCTGCGGCGCGGGTTGGCGGAGCGCCAGCTCGCGCAGCAGCTCCGCCATTTGCGCCTTCGGCACCGCAATTACCTCGCCC